GCCGCGACGCAGGCCGCGCGGTCCTTCGGGTTCCCGCGCGGCATCCACCAGCCGGCCTTGACGAGGGGACGGCCCGCCGCCGGGATCGCGACCCAGGACATCTTGTTGCCCGCTGCGAAGTCGGCACTGTACTCCGTCATGGCGTAGAAGTGCATGGAGCAGAAAGACACCTCTTCGAGTGTCGTGCCGTCCTCCATGGTCACCTCGTAGCCAACGGCCTTCGCCACAAAGTCGAAGACCTGGCGGTTAACCGCACCCTCGGAAAGGATGATGCAGTCGTCGCCGGCCGCGCCGATCGTCGCGTTGCCGACCGGCTCGCACTCGACCTCACCGAGCTCGGCCCTGACCGCCACGACGCCATTGTACACGGCGTCGGACATCGGCCCCTTTTCATCGGGCCAGATATGGTCAGGGCAGCACGCCTCGACCACCTCGAGCGCGTAGGCACCGCGGAGCCAGGTGTAGATCGCGTTGGTCGTGCTCGTGTCGAACGCGCCGCTGTCGAGTTGGGCGATGAGCTCGACGATTATGCGCTGGAGCTCGCCCCAAAGGTCTTTCCGGGTCGCGGTGACGTTGCTGACCGACACCTTCTCGTGCACCTCCTTCGGGAGGGCCGCCATCATTGAGCGGTACATAGTCCTGGCAAGCTCGAGGAACTCGATGTCGCTGCAGCTATCCATGCGCTTGCCGTCGATTCCCAGCGCGTGCGGCTGCTGGAGGGACACGTCGTGGAGGTATGCGCCCATGTCCGCGTCGGACAGCTTGCGGGGCTGGACGAACTTCGTCGTGCCGCTCTGGCGGCGGAGGACCATGGCCTCGAAGGCCTGGGTGCAGGCGGTGACGATGACGGCCATAACGCTGCCGAGGACCGCCTTGGCATGGGGCCGGTTCGGGAGCATGATGATGATCCGGGGGTCGCCGCCTGAGGGCGCAGTCTCCACCTTGATCATGCCCTGCCGGCCGACGGTTGCGTCGACGGCAACCTCGCCAGCCAACACCTCCTCAAGGCACTCGATGTGCCTGGCGATCTCCGCCTGCGATAGGCCCTTGGCGTGGAGGTTCAAGCGGATGCTTTCGGCGTCCGCCTCGAGCTCGCAGTGGCCCATGATTTCCTGGGCGTAGGCCTTGACCCCTTCGAGGGCGGTCGCGCAGTAAGCCGCGAAGTCTTCGCGGAGGACGCCTCCGGCCGGCTCTTTCGCTACCCGCGTGCGGGTGTTGAGGCTGGTGGCGAAGTTCGAGAGCGTCTGTGCATAGGAGTGGCACTCGAAGCCCGGGACTGTGGGTCCACTCGGGATAGGCGACGAAGCCGGCGCAGGCTTCTCATCGACGTCGACGTTCTTGCCCGCGGCGTCAAGAACGGTCGAGGTCACGCCTCGCGGGGGCCGGTTGCCCGCGTTCTTCGACTCCGGCATCGCTGTAACGAAGTCGACGGCTTTCGTGCCGTAGTTGCGCACCGCTCGCGCGGCGCCGGCACTTCCGCCCAAGGTCTTGGGGCGGACTTCCAGCACACGCTTCGCAGCGAGTGCCAGGGTTGAGCGATCCTCGTCTCGGATCGCCCGGATGGCGATTTGGGTCGCCTTGACGTTGGCGTGATTGCTCACTCGCAACGCCACAGCCATGTCGTCCCTGTCCTCAGCATCGCGGGCGAAGAACTCTGCCGTCGACCAGTTGTAGTAGACGACGCGGCCCTGGAGTAGCCTCGCGGGAGTGCCGAACTCGGCGTTGAGCGGGTCGGTGAGGACGCGGTAGTCGTTGTCGCCACTCGACCTCGCGCGGATGGACGCGAACTTCGCCGTCGCTGGGGCGGGGACCTCGGGTTTCGGGGACCACGACGCCCATGGGGGCGCCACGTTGCCGATCGCCGCTGCGGTCTCGAGCACGTCGCCACGACCGTAGTGGTCGATCGTGAACCGCAACGCCTGGGCGTGGCCGTCGCAGACCATCTGCTCGACGTTCAGGCTACCGCCGGGCGCGTAGTAGGCCAGGAAGCCGGTCTCGTTGGCCCTGTCGTCCTTGGCCTGGTATGCGCGCCGGCCCGTCGCGGTTGCCCACCACTTGTAGTCGCTGTCTTCACCGAAGAGCGTTTCGAAGTGGAGGTATACCGCGGTGACATCCCGGATGCCTGCGGTCCGGCACCAGTCGGTCCAGGTCGCGCCGAGGTAGGCCAGCTTCCACGTGCTGAACCGGGGCGTATAGCCCCGGCGTCTCACATCGGCGCGCGACATCTTGTCAAGCGCTCCCGCGCGCCAGTCGATCGCGATGTTCGCCTGCATGGCGTACGCTCGGATGTCACCGATGTGGAAGTTCTTGGGCGTCTCGACCGCCTGCACGTAGGTGCTGCCCGAGGTGCAAGCCGCGAGCCAGGCGACTTGGGGCGGGTAGGCGTGGAGCAAGAATGCCTTGCTTGTGCCTCGGCCGAGGTCGGCGAGGACTGCGACACGCGCCGCTTCGCGTGCCTTCTCCGCCTTCTTAACCCGTGCCGGTCGCGCGCACACGGGGCAGTGGTCGCCTGTGAAGGCGTGCCACTCGGCTCCATCAAACCAATGGCAGCCGGTGCAGGCGTGCGCCGCCTGCGGGTCGTGGCGAACAACGGTCTGGCTCGTCACGACGTAGTTGGCGCGCCACCCGTTATACGGGGTCGCGCCTTGGTAGGCCGGTGCGCGTTGCATCCACAACCAGCCTCTGATGCCAGGCGCCACGTATGGGCGCTGGACTTGCACGCCGGCCTGGCCTGCTGCTTGGGCCGGGTTGTTGCCCGCGGGGGCCGCGGGCGCGCCATCGGCGCCGCCTTCTGGGCGGTCGC